TCGCCATGAGCTACGGTCGCTTCGACCAAGCCAAGGCCGGACACGGCGAACTGGTGTTCGGCTCCGAGGGCCTGAAGATCGTGGGCCCCGGTGGCCTGATTCCGGTCGAGCAGTGCCCCCTGATGCTGCAGCCCCAGACCGTGACGGCTGGCGTGGGCACCATCGACCCCAGCGCGGCCGTGGCAGTGCAGACGCAAACCGCCGCCTCCATCGACGCCGCCTCTCGCTTCCGCGCGAAGGACGAGGGCGACTACAAGTACAGCGTCGTTGGCGTTGGCGACAAGGGTGTGAACGCCGAGACGACCGACCTCAATGTCGTGTCCGTTGCGACCGGGGAGAAGGTCACCTTCACCCTGAACGACGACGGGCTCGCGGCGGCGGGGACTCCGAACGGCATCCGGTATTACCGGGTCTACCGCTCGGCGGCTGACGACACCACGGGAGCGCGCACCCACATGGTGGACGTGGCGCGTAACCTGAACGCGGACGGCACCCCGGCGGGCAAGACCACCATTACGGATCTCAACGAGTTCCGGCCCGGTACCGCTCCGGTCTACCTGCTTCAGATGACCCCGGACGTGATGTATTGGGCGCAGCTGCTTGACTTCATCCGACGCCCACTGGCTCAGGTGACGACGACTGTTCCGTTCCTGCTCATGCTGTTCGGAGCCTTGCACGTCAAGGTCCCGACTAAGTGCTGGGTGATCGGTAACGCCGCGCAGTCGCTGTAGAGACTGCCTTGGTGGCCTCGCGACCTGTATGCTAGGGTCGCGGGGCGAGCCAAACCATCAAGCCAAGGAGCACCCGCCATGTGGCAACACCGAGTCCTACGAGATCAATCGATTGCGGTCGGTCCCGAAACATTCCACCTCGACAGCGAGGGTCGGATTGACCGGCTCCCCGGCGAGGCGGGGGTTCAGGCTCGGTTCATCAAGGCGAAAAACTGGTTACCATGCAAAGAGGGCGAGTGGACTCCGCGCGAGTTGCCGATGCTCACCGAGCGTCGCGATCCTCCGAGCGCCGCAGAATTCGTCAAGATGACGGGCCTGCCTTACCCGATCTGCGATGCGATGGCAAAAGTCGAGCAGGCGTTCGCGGACAACGACTACGAGCCCTATGGGCCTAAGAGTCGCTTCCAGCAAGCCGCCAAAACCGAAGAGGCCGACCGCCGCCGTGCCCGCGAGGAAGACGGCGCCTTCAAGGCCGACGATCCGGCGGAGGACAAGAACGAGGCATGGGAAGGGGATTCCCTGCCCGACGCCGCCGAGGGCGCCGACAAGGCTCCTGCGCCCGTCAGTGAGCAGGGGCAGGAGGCCGAGGCCAAAGAGCCCGAAACCAAGTTCAAGTCGGAGCCGTTCACTGGCGGTGACGAGGCAAAACCTGCGACCAAGAAGCCCGGTCGCCGAAAGAAGAAGTAGGGGACTAGCCAATGGCAATCACATCATTTGACGAGACCTTGACGGCTCCCCTCTCGGAAGCCGTTGCCAAGCGTGCCGACGCGGCTGGCGGTCCCGACGCACGGGAGCACAGGCTGTTCCAGCGTCAGGCTCAGGACCAGCTTCGGCTCAACCGTCTGGAGGAAAGCACCACTGGCGTCCAGAGCACGAAACTCGCCGCTGGCGGTGACACTCTTGCGGAGGCAGCGGCTTTCACGGCGTTCGCAACCACCGGGATAGTGCAGGGCGCGGCCAACGCTTCCGAGGGCAATGATGATGTGGCCGTTGGCCAGCGTCTCAAGGCCAAATGGATCCTGAATCAGGTCAGCCATCAGGGCGTTGACACGGTTCAGGTTCGGATCAAGATCGGAACCACGGTCATCTGGACCAGCGCAGCCACCGAGCAAGCCGACGCCAGCCCGTTCTGCATCGAGCTTGACGCGGAGTTCATCCAGCTTGGCGCGACTGGTAAGCTCACGGGGAGTATTCGCGCGCTCGACATGGCAGGAGAGAGCGACGTGCTCCTGTTTGAGACGGCCTGCGGTGACTTTGACGCGCTGCCCACCCCCGGGCTGTCGATGGAAGCCATCTACAGTGCAACGGGCGGCGTCACGAGCAACGACATTGACCTGCGCCAGTTCGATACCCAGACGGTCTCACCGGCAGGCTAGACCTCGTCAACACAGGGTGCCCCCTGATACCACTGGGTGACGCACCCCTCGGATCAGGAGAGGCCTCTTGCCGCTTACCGACTATATAACCCCTCAGTGGCTCAAAGACCGCTACCTACTGATCGACCTGACGGATGACAACAAGGTCCCGTTCAAGGACGAAATGTATGAGCACTGCATCGAGGGTGCCATTGCGGTAGTCAGTACCGAGCTTGACATTGAGCTTGACTGGCGAGAGGTGGCCAGCGAACGCCACGACGTCAGCGACCATATCTACAGCAGCTTCTTCTACACGCAGCTAAAGGTTCGCCCGACTCGCTCCGTCACCGGCATGGACGTGAAGTTCGGCGCGTACCCGAAGAACGACCTGCCCGCTGGCTGGGCAGTGCTGAGCAGCCCAAATCATGGCCAGCTTCAGATCATGCCGGGTCCAGAAGGGATCGGGAGCGTCATCTACAGCGGTGGAGTCCCGTTCTTGGGGATCTCGGGGATGATGGGTCGCGCCTACACGCCTCACTGGCTCGGTGTGAGCTACGAGGCCGGATTCACCGACCAGCGTGTGTCGATGCCGCTTGGAGTGGCTTCTGTGACCAACTTTGTTGCACAGGGCCCGGTCACGGTTACACCGCGTAAGGCCCCCACCGCAGGAGGGTCGTTCACCGCCACGGTCAACGGCATCAACAAGGCCACCGGGGTCCTCGACAGCGAGGTTCTGACGTGGAGCGCCACCGAGCGCCGCGCGCAGAGCACGGTGAAAGAGTTCACGACGGCAGACATTGATTTTGCTGAAGCGGTCACCTCCGTGGACCCCACGTTTAACGTCACGAGCAAGTGGCCCGTGCCAGCGGATATCATTGACTGCATCGCCATGACGGCGGCCATGCTGCCGCTTGATATCGCGGGCGACCTGATCATTGGGGCCGGTATCGCCAGCAAGAGCATCAGCATTGACGGCCTCTCGACCAGCGTCGGGACCACGTCATCGGCTGAAAACAGCGGCTACTCGGCCAGAATCAAGTCGTTCCAGAAGCGGTACAAGGAAACCATCAAGGCCATCAAGCGCCGATGGCGCACTCCGAGGATGGCAATATTTTGAGTCGCATCTTCACCACGCTGGAGCCTAAGAAGCTCAAAACGCTCGCGGAGATGACCGAGGCCGACCTTCGCAAGGAGGTCTTGGCCCATGGACTTAATCTGCAGTGGGAGATGGCCGCAGAGTGCCCCTGTGAGCGCCGAATGAGCCTCACAGGGGGTGGAACCACCGTAACCGAGGAAACGGGCGAGGCAAGACCTGACTGCCCTCGCTGTGGCGGCTCTCGGTGGTACTACCACAGCAAGCAGCCGGTGAAGGGCGTGATCTTGGCCTCGGAGAAGCAGCCCGAGCGGTTTGCCCACTACGGGCGCATGGGAATCGGGTCAGTCCGGATCACCACGCTGGGCGAGCATCTGCCGGGGTTCATGGACCGGTTCACCGTCACAGACCGCGCCGTTGTGTTCAGCGAGACCCGCGACCGCACTGCAGCCACCACCGAGGCGCTGCGCTACCCCATCACGCCGCGCAGCATGGTACTGGGCGTTGACGGCGACGAGACCACGGCGCAGGCAGTCGAATGGGGAGTGCTGAATATCATTCGCACCGATGCCGATGGAGTCGCCCTGCCCGGTGATCTGGTGGATGGGGTTGATTACGACGTGGTCGGCGGCAAGATCGACTGGTCAAAGGGTGAGGACACTGTCACGGCGGCTGGCCCGAGGATCGTGTTCGATGCGGCGGCCAGAACGATAGTCAGGGATGCCGGGGACTGGGTGGCAGACGGGTGGCTCGCCGGGGACGCGATCACGGCCAGCGGTGCACAGACACCGGCCAACAACGGCACCTACTACATCGACACGGTCACGGCCCTGATGCTCACCCTGCGCGTTGGCGATCTGGTCACCGACGATGGCGGCGATGATGTGGTGTCGTTCGCGGGCGGGCGGGCTCCCGTGCTCGGGGCCAAGTACGGCGTGCACTATTACACCGAGCCGGTCTACCGCGTGCACACGTTCCCCTATGCGAACCGTGACACCTACGTGCGGGACGGGTCGAGCCGGATCTACCAGACCCTGCCGGTGCTGGCCGACTGCTCGCTGGAGTGGCTGGGCAGCGCGGACCCGAAGGCCGGTGACGTGTAATGCCGGGGCGCAGGATCAACCTCGCTCAGGTGCTGGGCGTCAGCAAGAACGGTGGGTGGGACAGGTCAGATGCGGCGGCCCTCGTTGTGCAAAACGAATGGAAGCGACTGGCGCAGAAGCATCTGCACGCCAGCAGCGACACGATTTCGTCATACATCAGGAGCATCAGCATCCGGAAGCAGGGCGGGCGCGTGTTCGTGGAGCTTGCGGACCCGCCGCCCGACAGGAATGGTCGCCGGGGAGCGCTCCCGAATATGATGGAGCAAGGCCTTGGCCCCGGTGGAGTCGGGACAGAGGGCGCCTTCGATATCCGAATCAATGTGCTGAAAGCGAAGCAGTCCGCCGCGATCCCCTTCGACCACACTATGGAGAGCATCAAGTCGCTCGCCATGGGCGGGGCCGCCATGAACATGAGTCGGGCCGAGAACGTGCTGAGCGAGGTCAAGGGCCTGCTGGCTCGCCACACTGAGCGCATGGAGGGCAGCAGTCGTGCCGCCACAACTGACAAGGGTGAGAGGTTGGGCGCAGGGCACGTACCGAAGCGCCCCGGCCATGTGACGGACCTTCTGCATGGCCTTGTCGTCCACCGAAAGACTCACACCGATGACAACCCGGATGCGGGCGGGCCCGTGTTCAGCACGTTCCGGACTATCAGTTGGAAGTCGAAGCCGTGGATCCACCCCGGCATCACAGCGCGTCGGATTGCCGGTCGCGTGATGAACGCGATGCCGCGAATTATGAAGGACGTCTACGGTGATTGATCTTCACTACGCGATGACTATCAGGGCGGCGTGGGCCGCGCTCGCCGGGGATCTGCCCGCGTGGCGAGAGATGTTGCCGCCTGACTCGCGGATCAGTCAAGAGGTCAAGGACCAGTGGCACGACCTGCTGTTTCCGGGCGGGCGCTCAATTGTTGAGTTCGGTCAGTCATACGACGGCAAGAAGCCGAAGGTGCTTCAGGTCACAGTCGGTGTGATGGACAATGCGTCAGAGCACCAGCCCCTTGGGTACGCCGTGGGCCGGGATGACGACGGCACGCCTCTCGTTGGCCTACTTGCTGACGAGCACCTTCTGGTCAACTGCTACGGCCCCAACAAGGAGCTTGTGCGGGCCATCTGGTGGGTAGTCAGGTCGATTACGATCCAGTACGGTGCGTTTATGCTCCGGGCGGGATATGAGAACTTCAGCTATGTCGGAGGCGGCGACCTGATGGGCGAGCAGGGCATGGCGTTTGAGGCGAACGGGGTCTTTGTCCGGACAACGAGATGGACCTATACCGAAACGGTAACAGTCCGCGTGCCTTCTGAGGACATTCCAAGTATAACCAGTGTGATCGTTGCGCATGTCGATGCTACAGTTGACGGCGACAGCGGCGGCGCGACGCCACTCTGAGACAGAGGGGGAGTAGAGACAAAATGTCACCAAGTGCAATCAACTTCAACGGCGCCACGACCCGACGCCCCGGCATCTACGCGACCGTGGATGCGACAGCCCTCGCCCAGAAGGCCTTGGAGACCAACCGAGTCGCGGTGTTGGGGGACTTCCCGTTTTTGGAGGCGGCAACGCCCCGAACGGTCGGCTCGGCCCGCGCCCTTCGCAACCTTCTGCCCGTAGACACGCGACTGGCGAATCTCGCCAAACTGCTCTACAGCCCCGCCAGCGATGATCGTGTGCTCGGCGGACCCTCGGCAGTGGTTCTGGTCAACCGACAGTCGGTGGGTCAAGCTTCCTTGACCCTTACCGATGGAGCCAAGGCGACTCTGAAGCTTCTGGCCAAGGTGTGGGGCGCGGCAGGGAACCGCACCAGCGCCAAGGTCGAGGCTGGAGCGACCGGCAAGAAGGTCACCATTCAGCGTGACGGGCTGGTGGAGGTCTACGACGATCTCACCAGCGGCAACGTGCTACGACTGAAGTACACCGGCTCCGAGCTTGCTGCCGTTGGCGAGGACATGACCGCCGAGTACGCCATTGCGGCAGGCAGCGGCATCGAGTTGAAGTTCACGCAGATCTTTACCGTGGCCGCTGGCCAGAGCGTGGACTACCCGATCAGTGGCGATGGTGACATTTCGCTCGCTCCGGACGCGGCCCCCGGCGCGGGTGAGACCACCACCATCGTCATCACCGGCATCAGTCTGGCTGGCGTACCGGGCACCAGCACCATCATCTGGGCCGAAGCGGACGGTGCGGCCAAGACGGTGGCCGCTGACGGCGAGTCGGGAAGCATCACGAGCTTCGCCAGCATCTCGGACGTGGAGGTGACCAAGTCGGGGGGCTCTGCCACGGCAGATATCACCGCGACCGGCACGGCGGTGCAGTGCAAAGAGGCGCAATACCCGACTCTGATCGATGCGGTCACCTTCATCGACGCGCTGCCCTCGTTTGAGGCTGAGATCTTGGAGCCCCGGTTTACGTCGCTGGCGCTGACCAAGTTCGATGCTCTCGCGGCAACCACCATCGAGGGCGCAGACAAGCACGTCACCGCGAACGTGGAGTTCACGCGGGCCGCGCTGGCCAAGAGCATCCTCGTGGAGGTGGAGCGCGACGCAGCGGCTGACACAGCCCTTGCCGATGCTGCACAGGAACCTCTGGCGGGTGGCACCGAAGCGGCGGCAGACAGCGCCGCGACTACGGCTGCTCTGAACGCTCTGCGTATCGAGGACGTGCAGATCGGCGTGGCCCCCGGCGTTACGGACCTCGCGAGCCACAAGCTGATCCGGACTCACTGCCAGTACATGGCCGGTAAGGGCGGCGGCGAGCGCAACTGGTGGGTCGGCATGCCCGGAGACACCAGCAAGGCAACGGCGTTGACGAACGTCAAGGCGCTCAACACCCGGCACCTCAGCGCCGCGTTTGAGAGCATCGAGATCGAGAGCCCGGTAACGGGTGGCCTTATCACGCTCGACCCGTCGTGGCAGGCCGTGCAGATGGCCGGGATTCAGGCCGGCACGCCGGTCGGCACCCCCGGCACGTGGAAGCGGCCCGACGTGGTCGATGTGGTTGCAGCTTCGACCATCGACCTTGAGGACGATATCGAGGAATTGCTAGCGAACGGGCTGTGCTTCTACACGAAGGACCGGCTCGGGTGGAAGCTGGAGCGCACGGTTACGACCTACGTGACCGACGACAACCCGGCGTTCAGCGAAATGAGCGCCAACGAGTCGATCAACACCAGCATCCGCGACCTGCGGAACAACCTGCTAAGCCTGATTGGCGACCCGGCTACGGCCACCACGGCTGGTAACATTCTCAGTCGCGCCAAGAGCGTGCTGCGAGATCAGGTCGCCGCCAAGATCATCAAGGCGTTCGATCCCGACTCGGTCACCGTGGATGACCTTGGTGATACGTTCAGACTGAACTTCGCCATCGCGCCCATCGAGCCGGTCAACTTCATCGAGATTGCTGCTTCGGTCATCCGGATCGCAGCGTAGGGAGGTAAGTACGAATGGGCGACCGAGCAGTAACTAGCGCACGGGCCAAGGTTCACGTCAACGGCAAGGAAGCCGGATGGGCCACTGGCGTCGGTGTGGACGAGAGCATCAACCAGATCCCGATTGAGGTTCTGGGCGAGATCGACGCGGTGGGCATTGAGGCGACTGGCCGCACGGTCTCGGTCACATGCGACTTCGTCCGGATCAAGGGCAAGAGCCTGATGGAGCAGGGGATCTGGCCGCGAGGCGGGACCAAGGAGGTCGTGGAGGCCCCGCCGCTCACCATCGAGCTTTACGATGTCATCACTGACGAGCCCATCGCGAAGGTGGAGGGCTGCAAGGGCCAGAACATCTCGTGGCGGGTTGACCGTGGCGGGATCAAGACGGTCAACGCGCGCTTCATCGGCATCCGTCAGTACGACGAGTCGGACGCCTAACCGATGACTGAGCCACGCCAAACCATCGACATTCTGGCGATGAAGAAGGAACTCTCGGAGCCTGCGCCCGACGCGGATTCGGTCCTTATCGAGCGGGATCACCCGGTGGAGGTTCGGTATACGGACCCGGCCACGGGTAAGCTCAGGTCGTGCACTTGCATCAGCCATGTTCCTGACAAGGACGGCAGGACCCTGATTGCCCGCATGGAAGCCACCATGGCGGGAGTCGCTTGGGCAACCCTGCCGCCCGTGCAGCAAGGCCGGTTCCATGCCCTGTCAACAGTTGCCGTGCAACTCAACGACCCACCGACGTGGCTGATCGAGGCGTGCGGCGAAGACGACGACCTACTCGTGAGCCTGCTGGGCGTGCTGGAGAGTCACGCCGACCGTTACTTTCGCGGAGACCGCGAAAAGGGTGACCTACGCGCGAAGGGCCGGGTTCTGGCCGTTCGTCTCGTGGGCACTGGCACCGCTGGAGCTACCGGCTGAGGCCCTGCTAGCACCAGACGCTGCCACCTTGGAGAGCATCTTGCTGAGGATGCCCGACAAGGCATGGCAGAAGGTACTGCTGCAGCAACTCGATAGCGGCGAGTACACGACCGGCGACCCGGTCATCGACCGGCTTGAGCGAGAGCTTTTGTCGGAAGTAGATTTTGACTGGCGCGAGGGCCCTCCGAGTGACTGAACAACGACACCGCACAGTTATTGAAATTGGCGCTGACGCCAAGGCGGCGCACCGTGAGGTCGAGCGTCTTCAGAAGGCCGTGGACCGTCTTCACGAATCTGCTGGGCGGCTATCGTTCGGGGTCGGCGTCAGCACTGACGGCACCGTAGGCGTAGGAGCCGTGGGTCCCGCTGGACCGGGCGGCGGCGGTGGCGGCTCTGGTGGCGGCGGTGGTGGCGGCTCTGGTGGTGGCGGCGGGGGAGGCGGCCCCGGTGGAGGCGGCGGGGGAGGCGGCCCCGGCCCCGGAGGCGGTGGCAGGCGCAACCTTGCCGGTGCGATGGCCTCTATGGCCTTGACAAAGGCCGGGAGCGTTGCCAGCCAGTACATGGGGCAGGACGTGAACGTGGACCCCGGCACGAGGTATCGTCAGGCCGGTACCGTAGGCAAGGGCATCGGGGAGATGGTCGGCATGGGGCTGATGATGGCCCCGCACCCGCTGGCCAAGGCGGCTGGCGGCTTGGTCATGGCTGGCGCTTCCATCTTCGGGGCCAGCCAAGAGCAGAAGGCGACTGCTGCAACGGCGGTCTACAACGATGCCGCTCGCTACGCTGGCGTGGACCGGATGCGGCTCTTGTCGGGAACGACCGGTGACAAGTTCGGCATGCGTAATGCGGTGAACATCGCTCAGAAGTACGGCATGAAGCCGGAAGAGTTGGCGAGTCAGTATACCGAGTTTGGCCGCATGGCCGGGTTCAGTGGCGCGAACGTCAGCGAGGACATGATCGGCAAGATGGCCACCTCCGGGATCAGCATGGGGTCGATGGCGAGCTACCATGGCCTGCGTGCCGCTGGAGCGGGCGGTCGGGGTGGGAGCTTCAGCAGGGCGGCTGGCATCGCTGCCGGTGACGGGCTCCGGGGGGCCAAGATCGATGAATTCCTGAGCATGATCGCTTCCAACACGAGTCAGATGGCCAACGATGGTCTGCAGATCGATCTGGGCAAGTCAGAGCGGTTCATGGCGGCCCTCAGTAGCGAGGGCAAGTTCGGGGTGGATCTGGCGCGGACGAGCACAAAGCTCATGTCGCCGATTCAGGGGGCGAGGCAGCAGTTGCTTGCGCCCTTCCAGAGCCTCGGTCAGAGCGCTGTGCTCATGGAAGCCCTCTCACAGGGCGGTGGGGATATTGGCGGCTCCGTGAAGGCTCTGGAGGGCATGAGTCGCAAGGGGCCCATGAGCACCGTGAAGGCCATGCGTAAGCACTTCCCTGGCATGAGCGAAGGGTTCATGGCGATGGGATTGAACAGCGAGATAAGCGGGATCCTTGCTGACGGGGACTTCGACGTAACCAACCGCAGGGTCAGACGCGGGCTCGGCGGCATGCCGGGGATCAATCCGGCTGAGCTCTCTCCAGTCAGCAAGAAGTCATTCGAGGGGGATGCCGACGCCTTTCGGCACATTCTGAACAACATCGGCAAGATGCCACGGATCATGAACGAAGTAGTCAAGGAGCTTCGCGGGCTCCGGACGGACCTGTACAACAAGCTATGAGCGACCTTCTCGGCGTCGTTGTGGAACTCCACAAGGACACAGGCGACAGCCCCGGCCTGCCTGCCACCGGCCTGAACCCGTGGGTCCGCTCTGTCTCGTGGGTGGGAGCTACCCATGACCCGTGGGACAGTGTGTCGCTCACGCTGCGGTTGCCGATGGAGCTTCTGATCACGAGCGACGGCGAAGGCACGCGCATCAGGCCGGTGTCGGGCGACTGGATCGTCATTCGTGAGTCAAGGAAGGGTCCGCTTCTCGCTCTTGGGTACGTGGATACCGCCAACTACGCAGTCTCGGTAGAGCAGTCACCTAACGATGCCGGTGATGCCGCCGATACGGTCAGCCTGTCCGACTACCAAGTCAGCTGCATCGGTTGGATGGACTTGCTGAATCGAGTGCAGGTGCTGGCCAGCGCGACCATCAAGAACAGAATCGGCACGATCTTCTCGCTTCAGTCGTGGTCTGAGGTAATCAAGGCTTTGGTCATGGGCGCTACCGAGGACGTGGGCCCGTCGCTGTCACACTTCCTGTATCTGGTCGCTCAGGTGAAAATGCCCAAGTCGCTGGGTGAGTCCCTGATCAGCAATATGGTGGCCGTGGTGCACGGGATTCAGTCCAGAAACGCCTACGCCTCTGTTCCGGATGGAATGCTGGAAGGGGCACCCCGCCGCGAGGCCGAGTCGATTCCGGGGCCAACGCTCAACGCGCTTCAGGCGGTTGGCGGCACCGAGGCGACCAGCGTGACCGGGCTGATGGTCGGTGCCTATGGCGCTGATCCCGGCATGATCGAAATGTTCCCGACTATCGAGGGCGGCGGGGACCTGTCGCTGGGTGACGACCCCGTTGACACGGCAGACATCGGGAAGAAGGTCCTGCTGCTCAGGAGGAATGCTGCCCGGTCGCGTACAACGGAGGCGCTCGATAGCCAACCCGGCGACGAGAGCAGTGCAGCCAATGTCAGAACGGCCAACGCGTCGCTGCAGCGGAATCTGGTGCTGATGTACCGCATGCGACCTTGGCGTGACGTGCCGCTCGGAACGTACAAGAAGTACGCGAAGAAGTGGCGCATGAGCACTCTCGGCATGTTCGACGGGGTCACGTGGAATCCCGAGCAGGCCGTGACTGTCAAGCGTAGCAAGGTGTTCTCTCTTGCGCTCGGGATCGCGGAGAACGACAAGATCAACGCGGTCACCGTGGGCTTGCCGTTCGCGCAGGACTCGGCGGTTCGGTACTACCAGAGCGCTGGGCTGCCTGTGCAGGACAAGTCAAGCGTGATCAGGCACGGTCTAAGGCTGTACCAGCCCAACTGGCCGTTCCTGCCTGACATTGACAACGGCAGGCTGCCCAAGAACTTCAACTATCTCGCGTTCATGCGGACCATCGCACTGCAGGCGTATCAGTGGCACTACGACTCGTCACGGTTCCTGTCCGGCGTTGCAACCGTGCACTTCGACCCGAGACTGAGGCACGGCGAGATCGTCAGGGTGGAGGTGCCCGAGAAGCTGCTACCCAAGCACTTCAAGTCGGACACGATGGTCGGCTACGCGGAGAAGGTCGAGCACACAATCACAGTGGTAGGCTCGACGGCGATGAAGCGAACGACCGTCTCGTTTGTTCGCGGACTGTACTCAGAGCAGTTCCGGTCAGCGCCAGAGGTGGACATTCCGAGGCGCGGAGGTCGAGAGGCACCGAGCGCTCAGGGCAGAAGAAGGAGGGAGCCATGAGCGGTGGCGGCAGTCAGCAGGGGGGAGTGAGCGGTCGGACGAACGCGCAGGGCATGTGGCGTCGGATCTCCAGCAACTGCTCGCTCGTGCTCGTGACCAAGAGCTACCTCCAGAGGGGGCGGCAGGTCATCAACTGCTGGGATCCGAACACCGGCCACACGTGGGTTGCGGTGCCTGTCCTCTCACAGGGCGGCGGTAAGGGCGTTCAGTCAAGGGTCGTAATCGCAGGGGCTGGCAAGAAGGAAGCGGAGCTACTAGCGAACCCTGAGCGCACGAACAGGCCGCAGGCGATCCTTATTCGTCACGGCGTCGCAAGGTCGCCCTACTGCGTGGGGTTCATTCCGCACTCCAAGTCATCCTTGAACAAAGGCAGCGCTGGCGGCGACGAAGAGTCGGATCGCAAGGATGGCCTGCACGAGGACGATACCGGTTGGGAGCTTGGCGGTGGCGTGGTGGCGCTCGACAAGAACGGGTCGTTCACGGTCAACGTCAACAAGTCGAAGCACAAGATCATGCGCCTGCAGGGCGGGGTGTTCCGGGTCAGTCTTAGCGGCTCTGCCCCGGATCGACTCATGCTGGCGAGCACCAGCCTGACCTACCTCGCAGCGCTTGAGCAGTATGTCTCGGCTCTTCAGTCCCGTGTGGCGGCTATTGAGACATGGGCAC